TACTCGGCCGCACGGCAGCGGGCACCCTGCGCGTCTACGAGAGCGAGGGAGGGCTCGACTACGACTTCAGCCCGCCGGACACCACCGACGGCCGCGACGTGGTGGCGCTGGTCAAGCGCGGCGACCTGCGGGGCAGTAGCTTCGCGTTCGGCGTGCTGGCCGATGCCGTCCACGAGGCATGGGAGGAGACGAGCGACGCCATCATCCGCACGGTGCAAAAGGCGGCGCTGCTCGCCGACGTGAGCGTGGTCACCTCGCCGGCCTACCAGGGAAGCACGGTCGACGCCCGCTCGCTCGACCAGGTGAAGGCGTCGCTGGAGGCGTGGCGCGGCGGTGACCAGCGGGCCTACCATGAGCGCATGGCCGAGCTCGCCCTGCTGGGGCTGTGAGGACTGAAGCGGTGGAGGACCGCGACCGCGGCGAGATGTGGGACCACTGGCACTCGTGAGGATTCAACGCGGGCAGCAGCGACGGTTTGTCGTGAAGACCTACGTCACCGCCACTTGCGCCGTGGAGGCTCTACGCAAGGCGCGTCGCATGCGCCCCGACGACGTGTACTCGCTCGACGACGAAAAGGACGGCGGTGGCCGGTCGGTGGACGCGGTTGGCTTCAAGGTGGAGCCGCAGGCAGAGGACGACGAGTGACCACCCACCGCGACGCACGGTCTGAGTATCCCACGGCGCGGCGCGGTCTGTAATCCCAGTGCCGAGCCGGGCCATGATTGACGCCAGCGGCCGAACCGTGCGACACTGACCCTCGACAACTGAAGGCGCCAGCAGGCGCGGCCGCTCCAACGAGGGACGCCGCCAGCTAGCGAGACGACAGCCACCGGCTCCAACGAGCGGCCGAGTCGTCACCAGATCCGCTTAACCAGCGGGTCGGGTGGCGTCTCGGCCGCTTGCCGTTTGTGCCTCCCCCGACTCGCGCCAGGGAGACGGCACAATGCCCTACGCACTGCACGAGAGCTTGGAGCTTCGCGAGCAGCGGGCCAAGCTCGGCACCGATGTCCGCGCGCTCTACCGCGACGAGAAGGGGAATCCGCGCACCCCCACGGCCGAGGAAGAGGCCCGCGCTACGGAGATGCTGGCCGAGTCGGAGAAGCTCTGGAAGCGCATCGAGCTGATGGAGCGGGCCGACGGCCTGCTCAAGGACACCGCGCCAACCCCGAACGGCCGTACCGCCGTCACCGACCCCAGCGAGGAGCGGCGTGGCGAGTCCGAGGGCGAGGCCCCGACCGAGATCGCCGCCGCCCTAGAGGCCCTGGCCCGCAGCCTCGGCGCCAACGCGAAGCGCTCCACCAGGCAGGCGATCGCCAAGAGCGTTCGTGACACCCCGGAGTACCGGGAGGTCTTCTCGCAGTACTGCGCCGGCGAGGCGTCGCGCGAGTACCTCCACGAGCGCGCCCGCCAGATCCGCGCCGAACAGCGTGACCTCCAGGTGGACAACTACACCCAGGCCGGCGCCCTCGTCCCCCCCGTGCAGTTCGTCAACGAGCTGCTCAAGGATCTCGACGACGCCGTCCTGATCCGCGGCCTGGCGCGCAAGTTCACCGTGCCCACGGCGATCAGCCTCGGCGTGGTGAAGCGCACCGCCAAGGCCAGCACCTGGGGATGGGGCCAGGAGCTGACCGACCCCACCGCCACCAAGGACACCACGCTGGCCTTCGGCGGGCGCGAGCTGCACCCCCGGCACGCCGCCGGCCTCATCAAGGTGAGCAAGCCGTGGCTGCGCGCCGCGCAGTTCGGTCCCGAGGCCATCGTGCGGGCGGAGATGGCACGCGACGCCGGCGAGCTGCAAGAGAACGCCTTCCTGACCGGCAGCGGGTCGGGGCGCCCCCTCGGCGTCTTCACCGCGAGCGCCGACGGCATCAGCACTGCCCGCGACGTGAGCACCGGCAACAGCACCACCGCGATCAGCATCGCCGGTTTGCGCGCGGCGAAGTACAGCATCAAGCAGGCGTACTGGCCGCGCCTGCGCTGGATGGGCTCGCGCACCTTCCACCAGCAGCTCTACAGCCTCGACGACGGCAACGGCCGGCCGCTGCTCACCGAGTCGCTCAAGGCCGGCGAAGTGGACATGGTGCTCGGCTTCCCGGTGGACGTGAACGAGTTCGCGCCGAACACGTTCACCACCGGCCTCTATGTCGGCATCCTCGGCGACTGGTCGACCTACTGGATCGCCGACGCCCTCGACATGGACCTGCAGCGGCTCGACGAGCTGTACGCGCTGACCAACCAGGTCGGCTTCATCGGGCGCATGCAGCTCGACGCGATGCCGGTGCTCGAGGAGAGCTGGGCTCGCGTGAAGCTCGGCTGAGCTGTAGACCGACGGAAAGATCAAGGAGACACAGACCATGCAGCAGCTCAGCAACTTCGTCAAGATCATGCAGGGCGCCGCCACCACTGCGGCCGGTACCAGCGAGGTGGATGGCGCCACCATCGACACCGCAGGGCTCGAGGGTGTGCTGTTCATCGCCAAGTTCGGCACGGCGGCGACCGACAACACCCTCCAGGCGCAGCAGGGAGCGGACTCGGGGCTGTCCGACGCGGCGGACCTCATCGGCACCAGCGTCGCGGTGGGCGCGTCGGACGAGATCGTGTGGCTGGACCTCTACCGCCCGCAGGAGCGCTACGTGCGCGTGCAGGTGGAGCGGGGCACCAGCACCACCCTCGACTGGTGCGTGGCCCTGGGCTACTGCCCGCGCGTGACGCCGGTCGACAACACCACCGCCGGGACCATCGCGGGCGAGGCCCACATCTCGCCGGCCGAGGGCACCGTCTAGCAGCAAACCGTCCCCTCTCGTGAGGGGTAGGCCGGGGGTGCGGGCGGGCACCCCACCCCCGGCTGTAGCCAACGGAGAGAGCCCAACATGGCCTACAAGCCTCTCACCTACCGCGACCAGGGCGGGGACCGCCAGGTCGTCGCCAGCGGCGGCACGCTACTCGCCGAGTCGGGTGCCACCGTCACCTACGCTTCCGGCTCCACGGTCAACCACGCCGGCACCCTCCAGGTCGGCGGCACGACCGTCGGCGCCACTGCCGCCGAGCTCAACGACAACGACCTCTCGGCGCGCACCCAGGCGATCACCGCCGCCGTGGCGATCGACCTCGATGCGCGCTACGTGACCATCGTCGGGCCGGCCAGCTCGACCTACGCGGTCACCCTCGCCGCGCCCGGCCGGGCCGGCATCCTCAAGGTCATCAACATGCTGTCGACCACCTCGACCAACTCGGTCACCCTCGCGCTGACCAACGTGGCGGGCGGCACTGCGGCCACCACCGCCACCTTCGACGCAGCCGCCGAGGTGCTCGTGCTGGTGTCCGGGGCCACCAAGTGGCTGGTGCTCGCCGAGGTCGGCGTCACCCTGAGCTAGGACATGTACCTCAAGGCTCAGACGGTCACGGTCACCACGGACGCGGACGGCGACGCCACCGCCTACACCGCGGACCCCGTTTCCGGGCGCGTGCTGTCGATCGGCTACACCAAGCACGGGTCGGCCTCCTACACCGACGGCGTGGACTTTACGATCACCGGCGAGAGCACGGGGCAAGCCCTGTGGGTCGACACCAACGTCAACGCAACCGAGACGGTTTCTCCCCGGCAGGCCATCCACTCGACCGCCGGAGCGGCTGCGCTCTTCGCGGCGGGCGGGACCGCCCTGCTCGACTACGTGTTCCTGGTCAACGAGCGAATCAAGATCGTGGTGGCGGCCGGCGGCGACACGAAGATCGGCACGTTTTTGATCGTCACCGACGGAGGAAGGCTGTGATGCGCGTACAGATCCTAAAGCTCGGCGCTGGCCCGGCAGGTGTCCGCACGGTGGGGCAGGTGGTGGAGGTGGGCGAGGACGAGGGCAGGGCGCTGGTGGCCGACAAGGCCGCCCGTGCGCTGCCGCCGGTTGCAGCCGCGCCAACGCCCCCGCCGCCGTCCGTGGAGACCGCTGCTGAGGCCGAGGAGGCGCTCGAGGAGGCCACCGCACCGCCCGCCCCCGAGCGCGCGGTCACTCGCCACAAGCCCAAGGGGCGCCGCCGTTAGCCCATGCTGTCGCCTCTCGTCACTCCGCTATCGGCCGCGACGCTCTCCACCGTCGTGACGCTCGCCCGGGTGAAGACCGCCCTGGGGATCGTCGACAGCGCGCAGGACACGGCGCTGGGCTCGCTGATCCGCGCCTGCGGGCAGGTGTTCGCCGGCCCGCAGGGGGTCAATCGCGACTTCACCCGGCGCTCTTGGCGCGTCCGCACGAGCGGCCTTGGCGGGACGCTGCTGCCTATCCCTGTGTGGCCGGTGGAGTCGGTCTCGCTGGTGGCGGAAAGCCCCGAGGACTACGGCACCACGGTCGACGCGGACGACTACGAGATCGCCGAGTTGGAGACGGGCAAGCCGCGGCACCTCTACCGCTACGACGGGTGGAGCGACTCGCGGGCTTATTACCCAGGACTGCAGGCGGCCGGCGGCAACGCGCTCGA